AGTCGATCTGCACCGGGTGCTGCAAAGTTTGAAAATCCTCTAGCATTATCAAATAATGATGAATCATCTTTTGCCTGAATTATTTCTTCCTGAATAAAAAGACCAACTCTATAGTTTGGTACGTTAGAATAAGGATCAAGTACAATCTTATCAGCAGATACATTTACAAAATGACCGCGAATAAAGAATACACCATCTCCTATTGAAACAGCAGAACCTGTTTTGGATGCGTCTTGATCGATAAGAGATGCAACTGTTTCTCCAGCAGTTATCTGTGTGTTTCCGTATATAAATGACTCTTCAACAACTAAATTTTCACCATCAGTCATAAATGCAACTTCATTATTGTCGCCAGAATCGATATACTTTACAAATAAAGTTAGGTGTGTAACTTCGGTAGAATCTTCAGGTAATGCATAATTGTCAATTTTTATCTTTATGCCACTATCTTCCCCTTTTAGTATTTTACCCTTTAAATTTTCAACATATAATGATACTGGTGTTCCTAAATGATCTGAATTTAACTTTAATGAGTAGTATTCATAGTCATAACTTGTATTTCCGGGGATAACCATTGATCCCTCTTTAAACATATGACTACCGAAAGTTTCAATCTGATCTTGTAATATTGACTGTAAAGTTGATAATTCACGAGCCTGCACTGGTCTACCCGGATTGAATAGAACTCTGTAGAACTGATTATCCTTGGAAAAATCGTCGTAGTATGGACTTATATTTAAATTCGTTTTTTGTGGCATTTTTTAAAATTCCAGAATAATTTTTATGTCTTCCTTTTGTCTCAAGTTTCTTGAGATTTTTGCTCGATTGTCAATGTATAATAAATCACCTGACCCTTTATTTATCTCAGGTGAAGCAAGACCACTTGTGAATGAAACACCTAAAGCAACATTGTTATTTTTGACATCAGTTGTAATACCAGAACTAAATGTAGTTTCAACAGATCCACTTCCTCCGGGAAATGAAACTTGACTTGTAGTTGATACAAAATCAAACTGCTGTGATCCATTCGTTACGTTTGCATAATCAGTTTGGTCATTTCGATTACCAAAATATAATGATCTATCTTGGATGTATTTAATGACATTTACATCACTATCATATGAACTTATGTATCCAAAAGCAGTTTGTCCTGTGCTAACAGTTTGCTGCAATAGTCCACCAACTGCTGGAGTTCCTGCTATTGTTGAAAATTTAATTGATTTCAACGCAGAAAACGTACTTCCGGTGTAAATTGATGTTGTGCCAAAGGATGTTGGATTTTTTACTAATGAAACTTGTGCAAATTGGGAATCAATTGGAAAGTCTTTTGTAGAATCATCAAATCTTGCGTAAACAAGAACACGATCTGCTCCTAATTCTTTATATAAATCAAAACCATGTCCCTTTGATGGGGGAATAATCGGGATTAATTTTGCAGGTGTGCCACCCTGTACCGCACCACTATTAATTGTGCCTAAATCTACAACACCATAAGTATATCCTTTACCACCATTGGAAACTGTGCATTTAGTTATCTTTGTTCCAGAAACTTCAACTACTACCTTTCCACCAGTTCCGTCACCTAGAATATTAAACTCTCCACCAGTCGTAGTATAATTATTTCCTTGATCAGCAATATAAACCGTTTTAATTTGATTATTGTTTATATCCGAATCACCATTTTCACGAACTGCTTGAATTTGCGCATCAGTGCTTGTATTCCAATTATTTGGTAACGCAATAAAATCAGTAGAGTCAAATTTAATTATATCACTTGGATTGACTGTGAATAAGTATTTCCAAACATACCCATCTTGACTTTCTCCTGCCTTTGATGGTTCTAAATCAGTAAAAGTTGGTTCATCTTCAGATGCATTTCCTGTAGTATTAATTCCTGATGATCCATTCTCAATACAAATATAAACATTAAAGTTGCTATTCATTACATAGTAGTTCGCAGCATATAAACGTGTTGCCCCTGTATTTGGAGCACTATTTGTGGTGCTGTAATCTTGACGATACATATCATACTTAACACCTTTAGTCCAATCAATTCGACGAACTAATCTTCTGACGTTTGCTTCTGTAACTCTCTTACCAAATTGAGTTGTATCTCCAACATGTGCGATATCCGAAAAACTATCAACTGGATTAGGTGTCGCAGTATCAAAATTATTTGCTCTTCCAAAACCAACAGAGGCAGGAGCAGGATTAGGTAAACCTAGTGAGATATAGTAAGAATTAGTAGACGAAGAAACTCCTGCGACAAAATTACTTGCATTTAATATTCTAAACTGATCTGTAACAATTGCTGGCATTACTATATTGTTTTTTCTATATTTATACAGGAAATCGTCATGGTGTGTGTGACCTCTTAATTCCACCACCATCACGGATACCAAAACCTCTTCTTTGAATGGTTGGGAATGTTGAAATACCCAATCCTTCACCTGCAATCACTGTATTTCCAGTGACCCCAATAGCGACTGGATTATTTCTTACAAAATCACCAGATGCTGGTGTTAAAACTCCGAAGGAGAACTTACCTTTCTCTATGTCCTTCACAATAATTTGTCCATACATTGCATTTGGATGATTTACACACTGATAGAAGAATGAGGTGCTACCTGCTCCAATTTGTGAGGTATTGAACACAAGAGTAGAACCATTTGCTCCAGAACCTGTAATACCTGTTGTATAGTTTGATCCACCCAATGTTCGTTTGATTGTAAATGTATGTCCACCAGTACCATTTGCGATACTTAAAATATCACCCTTTTCAACATAAATTGTAGGATTATGAGCACTTGATAAAGTTGGTTGTGTGCTAAATTCACCTCTATGCTTACCACTAGCAATGTATGATGTATTTCCTGATCCAACACTACCAAATGTCACAGTAAATGGTAAATTAGTTTTTGCGAGATCAATACCAGTAGTATTAATTCCAGAATGAACGTTAACTTCAATCTCTGCAGCATTTGAGTGTCTAGTAATATTTTTAATCATATAAACATTATCCACAAACGTTCTACCTATTGCAACAACATCTGTATCTGCACCACTTTCATTTAAACTTGTAACTCCATGTCCAACTGAAGTATCAGAGATATAGATTGGCATTGTTGCTTTTAGATTAGTAAAGGCACCGGATCTTGATAAACCAAACTTAAGTCCCATAGTTGATCCAATCATAACTGTGGATATACCAGTAACAATTCCTGAGAATCCAGCAAAATCAGCACTTGAAGTATCAATTGACTCAATTAATTCAGTCACTGGTTTCTGAGCAAACGCAATAACTTTTGGGGTAATTGAAGTTGAATATCCAATACCACCACTATTAATAGTAACTGATGTGATTGTTCCATTTGTAATATTTGCAGTTGCCACAGCAGTTGATCCAATACCAGTTGCAATCGGTGATACCTTCATTGGGACTGGTGGTTGTGAAATATGGACAGAAGTTGAGTTACCAACATATCCACTTCCTCCATCTGCAACTGCTATTGCTGAGATAGTCCCTGCAGCTGATACAGTTGCTGTAAATGATGCAGACACTGGATTATTATCATTAATTATTAATGCACTAAAGTTTATATCATTGACTGCAGAGTCTTCATTTGCTTCATATTGGAAGAAGTTTGCATCATCAACATATATTTTACTTGTTGATCCTGTACCAATATCACCGATAATTCTTGCTGTTGGATATATTAATGGTTCAATAGAATCTCTTGATTTTGAAACAACAACTCCATTTACAACCTTATCTTCTTTCTGTTTAATCCATGTAAGTGGTTTATTTGTAGCAGAATCATTAATACCAACACCAGTGTAAATTTCTGTTTCAAGAGTATCAGTGGTTGTAATACCAGAAACTGTTCTATTTCTTTGTGCTAGATCAATTAATCTTCGTGTATTTTGATTTGTAAGAATACTAGTATCATCATTTGCCTGTAATTTAACAACGTCACCATTTTTGATTGTTTCAACAACATTAATTTCTGCTACGTCTTCTGATGCAGTTCCTTTATAGAAGAATACTGCAATATCATCATTTGCTTCAGGTGCTGTAGTAAATTCAAATGTAGTGCCACCTTCAAATGAATATGCTACTCCGGGATCTTGTAATACATTGTTTACATATATTATTAACAACGCATTCATGTCAATCTGTTGTGAGTCAACAGTTTGTCCTATATCAAAACTTAGTAATTCACCATTTACTCTTAGTGGGAATCTTGTTCTCACACCATCTTGTAAATTTTCAATAGGATCAATGTAATCAAATTCACCAAAATCCCATGATGTAAATTTATCATTATAAATCTCAGTTACTTCTAAAATATAATCCTCAAGATCTGCTCCTCTCGCAGTTACCAAACCAACTGGTTTTACTTTGTCACCACGTTTAAATGCATATCCATCTCTTGCAATCTCAAATGATGTAATTTCAAATAACGTAGATCCAATACCCACAGTTGAACTTGCACCAACATTAAGAGTAACTAAAAGATTAGATCCAGTATCAGTTGTTGAAATACCATTCCTTGATACACCCATAACTTCCATATTTGCATAATTTGGTTGTGGGAATTTGAATCTTGGGTTGACATAATTTGTTCCACCAGCACCTATATTAATATCTAATGTTCCACCTACACCAATGTTTCCAGTTGCTGAAGCACCGGTTCCTGCTCCTCCACCAAATCCGATGAAAGCAGTAATAGTATTTGTTGTTACCGCAGTAATTACAGTTGCTATTCCAGCAATTGGATCAGGTAATCCTGTGGTTTTAGAAAGTGCACGAGGATATGCGTGATTTGATGCAAAATCATCTCTTGAGCATGTGAATACAAGACTTCCAGTATCAATCCCAACAAAGTTACCAGCACTCAACCCATGATTAGCAATTGTTAGTGTTAACAATCCTGTATGTGAAATATATGTTGCATCTGTTGCAGTTCTTTGTGTTGCAGCAAATATATTATTACCTGACGCATTTGTTCTAATTGATCCAACACCAGCACTTACAAATCGATGTTCATACGCTAAATCTGTAATACCAATGGCAACTGTGCCTCCAACTGGTCGATATCCAGATCCAAACGATAACGTTCCGGGTGGTCTCGATGGAGATACTGATTGATTATATACCGTTGATCCAATACCTACAGATGTAATAACACCAAATTGATTTAATATTCCAGTAACAGCAGCACCTACTAATGGAGCAACTCCTAATCCACCAGTTGATCCCAATGAAACTATTTTACCACCTCTTGGGAGTCTGTTCTGGTTTATATCGGTTTCACTAATGATTTGATTATTAGTGCTGAATGATGTTATACCTGTAAATTTGATATCTTGTGCTGTAGTTCCAACCCCGACAAATACATAATTGTTACTTAAATTATTTTCAGTTGTTGGTTTTTGGAATATTCCATTAATTAAAACAAGTGAACTTCCAGTTGTAATACCAGTTGTATTCGCTCCACCAACCTTCATTCTAAATGTAGCACCGACACCAGTGAATTCTGTTGAAATATCATCAAAAATTCTGTTATTGGTATAGGTCTTTCTCAAGTATGT